CCTGGTCTTAACTGAGACTGTAGTAGTCTTTCAGCTGTGAACTGCAAGTTAGAAGGAACGATTAGTTTCATACCTTGTAACGCAATCTTTAAACCACGCTCGTCAACAAAAGCAGCAATATCAATTAATGCTTGCTCAAGTGATGTTTCGTTTAAGTCCGCATCAGTGGAACTTCTGTTTGAGAAAGTACCTGCCTGAATTGGGTGTGCTGTATTACACAATGTAACGCCGTCACCACCAAGCTGTGATGAGCTGAATGCGTTGTTTAAAACAGCGGCAGCTTTCACTTGCTTTGTGTTTGACATTGATCTTGCAAGAGCTCTTGTGTATCTAGCAGCTAGCTTGTCGTAGAGGTTATCTTCGATTGCTTCTTCTGTGATTGCAAATGCTAATGCAATTGTTTCGTGTGTGTAACGAGCTGTAAAGGTTTCTTCAGCATTGTCATATGAAATGCCAGAACCTTCTGTCTTTACGGGTGCAGATCCGAAACCGGATAACATTACCTCTTCTTCGAATGCTCTGTCTGAAGACTCAGTATCAAAGATTTCAGCATGTTCGTTTTCGTATCTATCATACTCCAAACCAAACAGTGCGTTTAGGCCTGGTTCTAACTCTTTAACGAGTTGACTTCTTGATATAGCCATGGATTATACCCCTGCCTTTCCACCTGTGTAGTAGTGAAGGTTAGGTTTCACTATTAGGTTTCCGTTAGCAGCTGAAGTGTCACTGTTTTCTGGATCTTTTGAAAGACCAACGATTATCCATGTGGATGAAGCGTTAGATGCAAAAGTACCAACTTCTGCTTTTGAAGAACCAGAGATAGTGCTACCTGCGGTGTAAGCTGTTTCAGCGTTTTCACCAACGTTAGCTGCAGTTACTGTTCCACTTGCTTGAACTTCAAACAATTGGTTTGGGTCATCGATAACGTTTGCTACGATGTCTGCTGCTGCAATGCTGCCTGGATAGTAATTACTAAAAGTTGGTTTTTGTGTTGTTGGATCTGTATAGAAACAACCATTAAAAATACCAACAATAGTATTACCTGCCGCATTAGCAACCTCTAGTGTTCCACCAGAAACTAGTTCCACTGGATCACCTTGGAAGATAGCTGTAGCATAACCATTGGCAATATTATATTCAGTTTGCCCTTGGTTCGATACTCCGCCACCCACTTTACCGACGGCTCTAAAGCCGAATGGTGCGTCTTGGTTAGCCATAATAATACTCCTTTTGAGTTTATTGTTATTAATTTATGACATCAGTAGCTAACCCAGGAAATTTTACTTAGGTTACTCTTTACTGGACTTACCACCAAATGTCACTCTACTTTGCCTGTCGGGTTTACTGATCGGCATCCTTGGATCGCTAGCCTTTAAAAGATCGTTGTCGACAGCTTCTTGAGCAGCTTTAGTCTGATCTTCGAAGTGTTTGTTTCTGTCTTCAGCGATTTCCAAAGGAATACGAGCCAACAGTAATCCCCCTATTCCTATCACCCCAGCGTGTTTACCGTCATCGATTGAGGGAAGATTCCAGTCAGGATATTCCTCAGCTCTCACTAATTCGTATCCTTCCCGAAGACGCTTGTAGACATTAGCTTTGTCATCATAGCCTCTTACAGATTCCCTGATCCAACGGTGTTTAAATCCAGTGGGCGCAGGCGGTGCTTCCAAAGATGAAGGGTTAACCCAGGATCTTTTACGTTCTGATTTAACTCTGCTCTCTGTAGCCCTTGGAGTCTTGTTTACCATAATTTACTCCTTTACGTGTTTAGCGTACTCATTTAGAGGTACACCTAAGTTTTTAGCCGTTTGAATTTGTCGAGGTGTCAAACGAACCACCTTCCGTGCATTTCCAGTACCTCGTTTTACAGAAGCCACAGGCTGCACGACTCTGGGCTTACTGGAGGTATTCTCCTCAACAGTTCCACCTTGGTTGAACTTATGAGGGAATTCAGTTTTAATCCTACGATCAATCTCAGTATAGTACTCATCTGAGTTCGGGTCAAACCCTTCTTCTTCAATTAATTTTTTATGAATTGAAAAAGCGGTATAGGTCATTGCCTCATCGCTTCCAAACCACGGATTGTTTTCTGCCCAACTCTTTGCTCGAGGATCGGGGGCAGGATTTTGTTCTTGTTGAACTTGTCTCTGTGGTTGAGGATTAGAAATTTCTTGTTCTCTAGACTGAGCTCTTCGCTCACGATCAGCAGTCGCAAGTGATAATCTTTCTTTGTCTAAAGTTGCTCGTGATAATAGTTCTTGAGCTGCAATAATTTGATCAGGATCATTATTCTCATATGCCTTTTTCAAGCTATCTTTAGCTAAAACATATTGAGTTTCTACACGAGTCTTAAACTCATTATAGTAACCGTCCTGCATCGTATTGTATTGAGATTGAGTTTGAGAAGTTTGTTGTTCAACTTGCTTTAATCGATTAGCAAGAGCAACTTCTCTTTCCTCAGCTTCTTTTGCTCGACGAACTAATGTGTTAATTCGTTTTTGAACATCTTTGCTGTAATTTTGATATTTATCTTTTTTATCTTCGGAAGATTCCTCAGAAGATTCTTGAGATACTTCGACTTCAGGTTCTTCAGTCGCTTCGACTTCGACTTTTCCTGTTTCGCCTTTTAGTTTTGAGATTTCTTGATCTATTAAATCTTTGCCTCTCGGCTCTGATACATCTATTTCAATTTCCTGCATGTTATCAGTTTCGTTTTGTAGTGCTTCAGCCATAACTTACTCCTCAGACATGAACGATGTCACTTGGCTCTTTGATCGTGCCAATGATTTCATCGTCGTTAATAATACGGCATTCGCCGTCTTCAAGCTTAAATCTTGCGCCTGCATATCGACCAAATAAAATCCAATCGCCTTCTTTACACCAAGGACCATTTGGAAATTTTTCTTTATCTTTATATGCATCAGGACCAACCTTTAAAACATAAGCACAAACAGTTGCATAGTGTTCACGCTCTCTTGCTTCTTCTGGAAGGATAATACCGCCTTTTGTTTTAGCTTGTCCCATGTAGGGTAGTATCAAGATTCTCCAACCTGTTGGTTGAGGAAGTCTTTCGATTAGTTTGCTCGGAAGTTTAGAAGGATCTAAGAATTGTTCGTCTCTTTTTCTATAAGCCTTCTCCAAAGCAAAAACTTTGTCAGGTAGTTCCTGACTTTTGTTTTCCTTAGTTGTCATCATTTACCTTTGCTTTTTCCAGGATATCTTTCGTATCCCGCTGTATTGTTAATAACATATTATACTGACCTGTCAAATACTGATACTTCTCCCAATTGTCAATACTACCTGTTAAGATAGCATCTTCGAGGTTAAGTCTCTGATTCTTCAGATTGTCTAATATCTTTTTGATGATTTGTAGTTCCATTATTTTCTCCATGTTTATTTAAACAAGCTATGCACTCACAAATAGCGCATTCACAATTACAAGTAGTTTCTGCATGACAGATGCAGTCACATTTTCGACAACGATCTAACATTTTACTTTTGTTTGGACAGTCATCAGCACAATCACATCCCTGACACATTATTTGGTAACTTTCTTATATTTTTCAAAGCTGCGCAATCCGGCCATGCCTAGGAGAGCCATGACAAGTGGCATGAGTTGTTCCATATTCATTTGAGGAAGAGGTCCAACATCAACTTGAAAAATTCCTAAAAAGAACACGATAAAAGGTTTAAGGACAAATTCGAAAAATATGGCCAATGCTGCACTAAACCCAATGAGGGGTCTCCAAGAACGTTGCAGTAGACCTGAAATATCGGTAGCTGTAGACTGAGCATCCGCTAAATTAATATCCATTTGTTTAGAGTTAATTTCATTTTCAAGCTCTTGAAGTTTAATTCTAATTTGACCTTTTTCTTCTTCTGAAGTGTGGACACTGTCGATCACTTTGCCGACAGTGTCTACGAGAGATCCGCCTAATATCTTAGATAGCATCTATGCAATCCACCAATTGTAAACCACAGCGGCAACTACGATACCAATGATCCATTTGCCGTGAGGGTTAAGTTTATTCCACTTATCCCAAATCCAATTCCATGCTTTCATCTCTGCACTCCTTTCAAAGTCCTCGCTTTTTTGCCCTGAGGATCAGGCCCTTTTTTAGGTGGCGGTCCGAACTTCTTTCCACCACTTAAACCTTTACGTTTATCTTTATTTGACACCGGAGAATCTACCGCCTTTGGTAGCAGCGCCCATGCCACGCATAGTGCTAGGTCCTGAAGGACCAGGCATAGGAACTTCAACAGGGCCACCAGACATGTAGCCTTTAAGCTTCATCTTCTCTTTATTGTCTCCGCTTCCGCCCATTGCTTTTTTCATAGGTTTTTTATTTTTCATATTAAGCCATCCCTTTTATTTTTTGTAATCTTCCAACCCCTGATCGTGCGCCAGCGGTCATCGTTTGATTATATCGATTTTTACCTGTTTGTGGAGTTTTTTTCTTGGTGGTTTTCTTTGCCGTTGTTTTTGTCTTCTTTAAACCAGGAATATTGACACTCTTTGATTT